TCACCATTCCATGCCATGGCTGCTCTTCAGTGCGCTCAATGTCAATCACCAGCTGCAGTGTGTCGCTCAGCTTGTGTACCTCTGTGTGCGTGGTGCGATTCATTACTTACCTGCCTTGTGCATCTGTGTCAAGCGATTCACGTTGCGCATGTAGTGCTTGACGGTGGCGCGCAAACGGTCTGCCTGTGGATTGACTGAGCCATGCACATCAACGTGTGTGATCAGCTTGTCAATGTGCGTGAGCATCTGCTGATAGGCAAACCGCTTAGCCTCAAGCGTTGCATCATAGTGCTCTGTGCCATCCGTGTAGATGTGTGCCATGTGTGTACTCCTATTCTGCTACGACTGATACGCGGTCGATGATCATGGTGCCGTACCGTGTGTGCTTGAGCACCTGAGCCGTCTGTGTGTGCACATCGTATGCGATGCCGAGGCTCTTGGTGCTGGCGCGCTTGCCAATCGCCTTGAGCACTGCGCTGCGCATATCGACTGCCTGCACGTACCCACAGAACTTGCCGCCGATGACCTTGACCCAAAATGTTTGCTTGCTCATCTCTCTACTCCTCTGTGCTACTAGTGACTGTGTATTACTGTATTACTGTATTACACACGTATAGTAATACAGGATGATTTATTTGTCAAGAGGGTATTTACCTGATATTTACCTGATTTTTGCATGATAAAACACTCACGCGCTCATGAGTGTCCCCATCATGAGCGCGTGAGTGTATGTTGCACCGAACCACTAGCAGCACTGTGATTATACTACAGCACTGGTAATCTGCGCAATGTGCAGTAGTGGGCTCTCAGTGAGTGTATTTTCTGCAGCCTGATTGATGTTCGTGTTGGCTGATGGCACCACACGGATCTGCAGGATATCACCAGTAGCGTGATAGCGCATGATGGTGCCTGTGTGGTACGTGGTGGCAACGTATGTGTTGCCAAAATAGCCGATTGTGGTGCCATTTACCGTGACCTGTGTTGCCATGGTGATACTTGCTGCAGTGGCTAAGCGCACTTGTATCACGTAGTAGCCAGTAGTGGGGATTGTGATATCTGTGGCGGCCCATGTAAAGCCGTTATTGCGTGTGGCACTCTGCCATGTAATCAGCGTGCCTGCGGTTGTAATTGCCTGCAGCGCAGTGCGTGTGAGTGTGAGTGCAGCAGCAGGTGCCTCGATGCGCTCGAGGCTGTTGGTGCGTGATTGCTGGCTCAGGCTAGTTGGCAATGAGCTCAATGGTTATGCGCTCCTCTCCAGTGCTCATGTTTTGAATGGTGACGCGCTGCACTTTGCGTGTCACGCTCGCTGCAGGTGTCACCACTGTTACGAGATCGCCTAAAAAATAGTCACGCGCATAGCGCAAATTAGCTGACTGGATTACCTGCGCGTCTATGGCTTGTCGACTAATCAGCGCGTCTCTCAGTGCTGCATCTCCAAGCGTTTGGTATTGCGCAGTGGTGCTTTCATTGCGCGCGTCGATAAATCGCTCACGCAAATCGAGCCCTGTAGGCAGTGATGCAGGCCGTGTGGTGATTGCACGCGCTGAGCCCTCACCCTGTCCACCCACAATTGCTGCAGTGATATCGTTAGCGCGATCATCATCCACTACCAGTGAGCCAAGTGAGCCATTATCTACACTAAACAATACGGTTGCAGTGCGATTAGTGCCAAGCTGATTGGTATACCACGTATAGGTATAGGTGGCAGGTGCAGTAAATACCATCGCAAAATCGCCACCTGCATTGAGCTGTATCTTTTGCATAGCCAGTAGCAGGTTTTGATTAGCGCATGAGATAGATACTGAGCTCCCTGCACCACTCGTAGCAGCAGTCGCGGCCCCTGTGAGCCTGCCATCCAAATATCTGCCATTCGCCACAGTGGCACTGCTGCCAAGATTGTAATCAAAGAGCCGTTTCAATACGGTCTCTGCAGGCTGTGCGCTAAATGCGCTCAGATTAGTGAGCCCTGATTTGTATGCCACGATGCGATCAGCCAGCAACACATTAAAACCAAATGCCACTACCTCATAGGTAATATCAGCAGTGCGCTTGGTACGGATAAATCTGATTATCCCTACGCTCTCACGATAGGTGGCAATGCCATTTGCGATATCCGTGCGATAGTACTCCACGATGGCACCATACACGAGATATGGCACTGCAGGTGATGCGCTTGCCACACTAAATGCGAGTGTATCAATGTCATTCACAATGCGCTGTGAGGCCACGCTGAGCACATCCGTGGCGATTGCCTGCCTAACTCCTGCGCTACTGTAGATGTGCAGCTCGATGGTTGCAGCCATATTAGAGCCTTGTGATTTTCAGTGAGGCATTGCTCACGGTGCGTGTTGCACCGCTGTTCTGCAGGATATATGCCTTAACCGTTGCACCTGCATTGAGCCGAATAATTTTACTCGTGCGCTGATAGGTTTGATAGGCAATCGTGGTGGCGAGCACGGATTGCTGTTCGCTATCCATCGTATACACAAAGCTGGTCCCGTTGATGCCAAGTACACGACTGCCAGTCGTATTGCTATCCCATGAGCAAATTGCGTCAACGTGGTAGAGCCCTGCAAGATTGACCGTAAACACACCAGTGGTGGCATTTACTGAGATAATCGCATCACTCGAGCTGAATGAGATTGAGTATGCCGTGAGATCCACTGATACTGTAGTAGCGCAGGTGATAGGTGCGCTTAGGCTGTCGAGCACTGCATATACCTGTGATGGCATTTGCAGGCTGGTGCTGTATGGCAGCGCAGCAGTGATGCTGCTGATGACACCTGCAGCTACTGTGCAGGTACCAAGCGTGATCACGTTATCAGCACCCACTGCACCCTGTATGGTAGAGGTTTGTGCACTCGTAGCCAGTGCAATACGAATGGTGCTTGCAGCCACTGTGGTAGTACCTGCACCATTCGCTGTCACAGTGAGCGCACCTGCACTCGTGTTTGCAATGAGCAGCACATTATAGGTAGCAGTGAGCCCTGTGGTGCTAATGGTGACACTGCCATTGGTTTCATACGTATACCCATTGATGATGGCTGCACCATCTGCAATGGTGAGTGTGCTTGTGGTGGTGCCACTCATAGCCATGTATGAGCCAAAAAACGTAATACCAGTGCCATCCGTTTTTTGTGCGTTTGCAGTCCATCGCGCGGTATTATATCCTGCTGCTGGCCCATCTCCTGTGCCTGTAGTAGCCCATCCAAGGCTACGCTCTGTGCTTGCCATGGTGTATCTCCTTATATGCCTATGTAGCGATTATAGTAGGTGAATTGTACTGTTGCACCTGAGCCCACTGCAGTACTCGAGAGTGAGATGCTATTCACACCACTCACTGCTGTTGGTGCGCTCACGAGTGCAAACGTGGCCAAATTGCTTGCAGTGGTAATGGTGCTGATCTGATTAACGCCTAAATCATCGTACACGGTTTTATATCCATAGCGTAGATCAAATGTCCACACACGGCCTGCAGGGATGTTACCACTCACCACAATGCTTAGCCCTGTGGTGTTGTTAGTGATAGTCAGATTCGTAATTGAGCCTGTGGCAGTGATGACGGGATAACTGAGCCAGTTGCCATCATACGTAATGCTCATAGTGGTATTGATGGTAGAGGTGCCCATTGTGAATGGCATTACCAGTGGGATTGCCATCGGTGTACCTGCCACTGCTGGTGAGATTACTGTAGTGACTGGTGAGGGGTTATACCATGTGGGATCATCCGCGCGTAGCTGCACTACCGTGCGTATGGCATAGCCATCACTTGGTGAGTAGTCATACGTGAGCCCTCCAAGCGTTTTGCAGAGGATGCTGCGCTGTGCACCATCAGGCCGCGTGACAGTGAGCTCACCTGCCACGTTTGATGGTGTAAAGATGTTTAGGATTTTCTCGCGTGATTGATAGTACGCATTGAGCGTATCACAGCGCACAATGAGTGGTAGCTGTAGGATGCGCGGATCGAGGCGAAAATCCTCATCTGTATCACCCTGCTGCATCGGACCACGCTGTGTAATCCTATGCAGTGGTGCCATGCCAAATCCAGCATCACCACCATAGCCAAACGTGAGCCCTGATGTAGCATCGTAGCCACTCAGCGTATAGACTGTGCCACCTATGCTGTAGGTGAGTGAGTATGGCATTCCTATGGTTGGCGACGATATTGGCATACTAGTAGTTCCCTGATGCTAACTGCAGTGCGCGCATATCCTGCAGGATGCTGCTCTCACTCTGCATGGTGTTGTATGTGGCCGTTAACTGATAATAGTTATTCACTGTGGCAGCACCTGCACCACTTACCGTGAGCCCTGCAGCCGTTTGCACAGCCCCTGCTGATGAGAGCATACCAGCAGCGATGCCTTGCGCCATCGGTTTACCGATCGCATCAGCCATCAGTTTCGATGGTGAGGCAATGCCTAAGAGCTTTTTAAGCCATGCCACCGCACCAGTGACGAGATTGCTAAAGCTGTTGTATAAACGCTGGCGCATGCTTTCTACACCAGCGATGATACCACTCACGATATTAGCACCGAGTGAGCGCACCTGTGCAATTACTGTGGTGATTGCATTAACAATGCTATTTACTGTGCCTGTCCACCAGCTGGTGATATCCTTTTGTAGTCTGCCACTAAATACATACTGAATGGTGTTGTACAGATTGATAAAGCTATCTACTATCCCTTTTATGTAGTTGATGAATAGCGGAAATGCAAATTGAATAACTGGCACCAGTATCTGCACAATCACGCCAATTACATTCAGGATCGCCTTTGCAATATTCCCTAAAAACTCACCTATTGGTGCCATAGCCTCTGACTGCTTACTCACATCACCAAAGGCCTCATTAAACACTTCACCGAGTGGCTCAAGCTGTTTATATGCCTCTTCAAAGACAGCTACAAGCTGATTCCACACAGGTCCCACGATCCCCCAAAATATATTAACCTGTTGCGTGATGGCACCAAGCACCTCATAAAACGTAGCACGTAGTGCGTAAAACGTGAGCATGATGGTATCAATCGCAGTGCTGATGGTGGCAAAAATGCCATCCCAGTCTACACTCGTGATGCTGTCGCTCAGTGTGGTAAAAAGGCTATCAAAAAGGCTCATTAGACCCACCCAATCAACGCTATTTACCCACTCAGTAAAGGCTGTAGCCATCTCCTGCACTGCAGGCACCACATACTGCACTGCAAAACGACCAAGCTGCTGCAGGATAGGCAAGAGAGCCTCGCCGACACTCTGCTTTACATCGTTGAATTGCTCTCTGAGCACTGTCATCTGTCCAGCATACGTGTTGACTGCAGCAGCAGCACTACCCCCAAATTGCTTATTTAACTCCTCGAGGATGACTGCCTGAGCCCCTGCTACATTGCCACCCTCTACCATGCTCTCAATCATGGCTTTTTGGTCACTAGTGAATTGCACGCCAACGCGTGAGAGCGCGCCAATCCCTGCAATAGGATCGTTAAGAGCCTTACCAATTTGGATGGTAGAGCTCTTTAAATCTTGCCCCATTGCCTGCGATACATCGAGGATAGCCTGTGTCGCATTGTCAAACGTTGGCCCACCAATTTGCGTAAATGTGGCCAATATGTTTTGTGCACCAAGAATACTATCATCACTGAAGAGGCTCATACCACTGGCTGCAGATAAATCACTTGCGAGCCCTGCCATCTCCTCAGCAGTCTTACCTGCTGCTGCACCTGTTGAGGCAATAACGGCCTGTGTTTGCGCAAACACGTTTTGAAACTCAGTCGCCTCTGCAATGCTATCGCTAAAGAATTGACCGACTTTTTGCACACCAGCAAGCGCAACATCTGTGATGATGTTGCCTAAGCGCATAAATGCACCCTCGGCAATTTTGCCAAGTGCATCAAACTTACTGCCTGCTTTATCTGCAGTAGTGCCTAGCTCATTGACTGAGCCCTGAATGGATTTTGCGACTGGTGTTACATCATCCTCACCAACGAAACGCACCACCACTGCGCGATCAGTCATATTACTTCCTCATCTGCTGCACTCTCTGCTCGAGCTGTATCATCATGAGTGTTTGCGCTATGGTCTCCATATCAGGCAGCGCACTCGGCACACAGTGATATACATCTCTACAAAGAATCAGCTCAATGTACTCCCATGGTGCAGGTCCACTGGTAAACAGATGCTCCAGCAGTGCCTGCTTTAGGTAGGGTTTGGCTTACTGATACGCTCACCTACTGCATGCAATATCTGCTCTAGGTGCTCATATGGCAGATCCTCAGCACTGCTGCCATCATCCGTAATCACTATACGGTTTAGGATAGGCAGGATAGTGCTGAGCTCTAAGCCTTGTGTACTTGCTCGCTGCAGTGTAGCCATATCTTTGATGGTTAATCGCTTAATATCTACAGTGTAGGTAGCTGTCATAGGTAATACTCCTAGGTGTTTGCAGTGTAGGTGATGGCTGACGAGCGCACCACAAACTGACACATAATCGGGCCTGCACCACTTGCGTCAATCGGTGCATACTGCAGGCTGGTGATACGGCTATCAGTGGCAGTGGTGTAATCATCGTTACCTGAGCCTGTGCCCTTGGGTAACCATTTGAGCTGGCAGGTGTGGTTATTGACAAATGCATCCTGCAAGAGCAAAAATGCTTCGGAGGCGATTTCGGTATAAATCACATTGACGGTGACCTCTACAGGCTCGCGCTTGCCCACCGTGGTGAGTGCAATGTCGCCCTCGAGTGTGTACGCTTCACCAGTGATGCGTGTGGATGTTGGTGCATCAATGCTCTGTGTGCTCCCTGATATGTCCGTAAACGTGGCGGCCGCATTGATCTTCACTGAAATTGTTGATGCAGCTCCTGTTACAGCTCCCGTAGTTTGTGCCATGATATTCTCCTATTGAACAATTTCACTAAATAACAGCGTACACATCACCGCATGGTATTTGCGGCCGCTGCCTGCTGGATACTCAAGCACCATCGGCTTTTGCTCGAGTGTCTCTAACTTCCATGTGTTGGTGATGAGTGCGCGCATGCCATTGAGGTACTCACTCATATACTCAGTATACAAATCAGCTACATCACGCATACCAAGCCCCATACCCACCGCGCGCAGTAGCAGTGTATCGGTGACACGCCACTCTGCACTGAGCACTGCACCAGCTCCAAGCGTTTGCTGTCTCATGCGCACACCCTGCATACCGAGTGGGCTGATGATACGCACTGGTAGCTGTGGTATTTCAGCAGTGTCCATCACCTCACTGGTGAGCCACACATCCACGTTATCACCATCAAGATTGATAGTGACTGCAGCCACTGCGCTCAGGATGCTGGTGAGATTGCTCCCCATGGCTATGATCTCCTGCGATATGGATCAAGCGCAACGGCCACATCCGTTGGCACTCGTGCAGCCTGCAATACAAATCCATCAGGTGAGATGATACTGCGATCCGTATCAGGTGTACCCTCACGCTGTCGATAGATGTATGCTGCAAGCCTGATAGTTGCTGCCACAATGTCAGCAGGTGCAGTGATGCTATACGCAAAACGACCCACTACACTGATAGCAGTATCAGGCTCACCTACATATGTCCACACATATGAGGTGTTGCTCTTGATTTTGATGGCATACTTTGGTGTGAAGTTTGTTGGCAGCAAATTGAGTGAGGCTGTGGGGATTACCTGACTATTCCCATTTGTCACACTCGTGAGCTGGCACAAATCAGTATCGAGCATGAGCGTCTGTGTAAACGCGTCAATGCTGCCACCATAGCGGATATCAAGCGCATTGTAATAGCGCGTGGTATCTGCTGCA